CTTTAATTGAAGATGATAAGTTAATTCCAACAGATTATGAGATAATTTCAGAACTAACAACATTTGCACAGAGAGGAAATTCTTTTGAGGCAGAAGAAGGATGTAATGACGATCTTGCAATGTGCTTAGTAATTTTTTCTTGGTTAGTTGCACAAGATTATTTTAAGGAAATGACTGAGAATGATGTTCGCAAAAGAATTTATGAAGAGCAGAAAAATCAAATAGAGCAAGATATGGCACCTTTTGGATTTATTGAAGACGGACTTTCCAACATGGAAACTTTTGTAGACTCAACTGGAGATAGATGGCACACTGATGAGTATGGAGATATGTCTTACATGTGGGACTATAGGTGATGAATTTTGATGATCAAGTAGATTTAGAGCATTTATTGTTTTTAGATAGAAAGTGTCGAAAATGTGGAAAAATTAAAAATCTACTAAATGATTTTTACAGAACTAGAAAAAATAGAACATCTGCGTCAGCATATTCTTATGAATGTAAAGAATGCACGGTTACAAGGATTATATCAAATAGAATGACTAATAAAGTTTTTGATAAATGGGAATATCCTGACTGGTAATATTGTTCATGCATTGTTTCCCCGCTGAAAATACCCTTTTCCATAAATATTTTTAGTTAAATCTGGATTGCGAGGGTAAACAAGATGCCAGTAAATTTAGCATCTCCTGGGATTAGGGTAAGGGAAGTTGATCTTACCGTCGGAAGAGTTGATCCTGCTTCTGGCAATATTGGTGGCCTTGTTGCACCTTTTGCACAAGGACCAGTAGAACTTCCTATAACCATTGGATCAGAAAAAGACCTGCTCGACAACTTCGGCAGACCATACGGTAATGATAGGCATTATGAGCATTGGCTCGTTGCCTCATCTTATTTGGCATATGGTGGTCAAATGAGCGTTATCAGATCAGATTCTGATAGTTTAGCAAACGCTTATGTTGGATCGGGATCAAGCATCAAAGTTAAGAGTGTTGATGAATATGAAGTCAAAGCATATGATGACAATGTAATCACCGGCAAAACCGTAGTTTCTAGGAATCCAGGATCCTGGGCAAACGGAATCAGAATCGGTATTATTGACTCAAGAGCAGACCAAATCATTACTTTAAGTGATGTTAGCGGAATTAATTTGGGAGATGGGGTAACCCAAGATACCTCGGGATTCACATCAAGCAATAAAATTATTGACGAAGGAACTTTAAGAGATTTAACAGGATCTTTTAAAGGAATTGTTACAGACAAAGATGTTGCTAACAATCAAATACATGTCAAATTCATTTCTCATGTAGATGGCGGCACAGAATATACTCAAGACTATAACTACAATGGTGTTTATAGATTTAGAGATGAATCGTCAATTTCTATTGTAGGATCTGGTGTAGGAGTAACTGCAGCACAGATTACAAGAAATGTTCTTGGAGAAACTGCAGCATCTATTACTGCAGGAACTGCAGTAACATCATACTATTTGCATCATAGTGCAACTCTTGATATGCAAGGCGGCGTGACTTTGGCAGATGATGCAACTACTATCGGTATTGCGACTGCTATGATGGGTGTTACTGCTGATGATTTCTTAGTTATTGGAAATGAACTCATTTCTCTTAATGGAGCAAATCTCGGTAATGGCGAAATTACTGGAGTTACAAGAGGAGTTGTAGGAACAACTGCCGAAGATCATGCTGATGGTGCGCCAGTCAAGCATCTTAAGAGATATGCTGGTGTTGGAACAGTAACTGCTGGAATTAATAGCACTGCAACTGAAGTTGGAATTACTACAACTGCAGATCTTAGCAGCAAAATCAATTCTGGTGGTTTCTTAGAAATTGGTGATGAATTGGTTGCGGTTACAACTTACCTCAATGGTGCTAGCAGCGATCATGATCCAACAGGAGTTTCTGATTGGTATGATGCACAAACTCTCTCAATATCTAGAGAAACTATTGGAAATAGCACAATAGTAAAAACATTACCATGGAATACTATTGCAGATAGACCAGGTACTTCTGAGTATGCTGCTGAAAGAGGAGCAAGATTTGATGAACTTCATATTGTGGTAATTGATGGTGAAGGAAAAATTACCGGAAATGCAGGTACAATTTTAGAGAAACATTTAAATGTTTCAAAAGCATCTGATGCACTGTATTCTGTAGGTTCACCTTCATATTGGAGATCATATCTCAAAACAAATTCAGAGTATATCTTCGGTGGTTCTGCACCTGCAGGTGTAGTCGCTTCTGGATTTGGGAGTGGTTATGTTGCATCAACTAATTTTGCATGGGATCAACAAGCTGAAGTAAGTGGAACTCCTGTAATTTTTGGTGGAATTGGTACTTTTAATGATGTAATGAGCGGAGGAACTAATTATGATGGAGGAAGCAGCGTTGATGATGATGGAGCACTTGCATCTAATTTAAGTAAAATTGTTACTGGATATAATCTTTTCTCCAATACCGAAAAGTATAATGTAGATTTCCTTCTGATGGGATCTGCAAATTATACTAAAGATGAAGCTGCTTCTCTAGGAAGTCTTCTCTCAGGTATTGCGACCAGAAGAAAAGATGCTGTTGCATTTATTTCTCCATACAGAGGAGCATTCTTAACAGAGTCTGCATTAAATGATAGTAATACCATCGTAAATGATGATGTTATTACTGATAATGTTCTTTCATTCTATTCTTCAATACCATCTTCTTCTTATGCAGTCTTTGATAGTGGTTACAAGTACATGTATGATAGATTTGCAAATACCTTCCGCTATGTTCCACTGAATGGAGATATAGCTGGTCTTTGTGCCCGTAACGATGTAGACAATTTCCCTTGGTTCTCTCCCGCAGGAACCGCAAGAGGAGGAATTTTAAATGCAGTTAAACTCGCATATAATCCATCTCAAGCACAGAGAGATAGACTTTATTCAGAAAGAGTAAATCCAGTTATTTTCTCACCTGGTGCTGGTATTATTCTGTTTGGTGATAAAACCGGACTTGCTAAGGGATCGGCATTTGATAGAATTAACGTTCGTCGTTTGTTTATCTATCTCGAAAATGCAATTTCCGCTGCAGCAAGAGATCAACTCTTTGAATTCAATGATGAAATTACAAGAACCAACTTTGTAAATATCGTTGAACCTTTCCTTCGCGATGTTCAGGCGAAGAGAGGTATTCAAGATTATGTTGTTATTTGTGATGAAACAAATAACACTGGTGCAGTGATAGATAATAATGAGTTTGTGGCTGATATTTATATCAAGCCAGCAAGATCAATTAACTTCATTGGTCTTACATTTGTCGCCACTAGATCTGGCGTTTCATTTGATGAAGTTATCGGTAACGTTTAATTTAGAGGTTTAAAGAAAAATGCCTAGTCGCGAACAAAGAAACACGTCACCAGTAAGAACAATTAGTGATTTTAAAAGCAAATTATCTGGCGGTGGCGCAAGACCCAATCTATTTGAAGTTGAGTTAGCATTTCCTACAGCAGCAAAACCTGCAAATCAAACTGAAGTTCTTGAAAAAGCAAGATTTCTTGTGAAGGCAGCAGCATTGCCTGCTTCCACAATTGCTTCAGTTGATGTGCCTTTCAGAGGACGTATTCTGAAAGTTGCTGGTGATAGAACATTTGAAACTTGGACAATTACTATTATTAATGATGTTGATTTCTCCATTCGTTCTGCTTTTGAAAAGTGGATGAATGTAATTAATAGAATGAATGATGCAACAGGAGTTACTGATCCTGGAGCATATTATAAAGATGCTAAGGTTAAGCAACTTGACCGCAACGGTGGAGTTCTTAGAGTTTACAAATTCTGGGATATTTTCCCAACCAATATTTCCACAATTGATTTAAGTTACGAGACTACTGATACTATTCAGGAGTTTACTGTAGAGATGCAAGTTCATTGGTGGGAAGCATTTAAGGGCACTGATGCTCAAGCAGGTGGTGAAGACATTAACTAAATAGTTAAAATAACAGTCTAGTCAGTTTATACTATGGCAAAACTTTTTGGTTTTTCTATTGAGGATTCAGAAAAAAAATCCAAAGGTATAGTTTCCCCCGTTCCTCAAAATAATGAGGACGGGGTTGACAACTATATAAGCAGTGGATTTTATGGTTCGTATGTAGATATTGAAGGTCAATATAGAACAGAATTTGATTTAATTAAAAGATATAGAGAAATGTCGTTGCACCCAGAGTGTGACAATGCTATAGAAGATGTTGTAAATGAGGCACTTGTCAGTGATCTCTATGATTCTCCTATAGAGATAGAACTTTCAAATCTAAATGCCACAGATAAGTTAAAAAAAGCAATTAGAGAAGAATTTAAATATATTAAAGAACTTTTAGATTTTGATAAGAAATCTCATGAAATTTTTAGGAATTGGTATATTGATGGAAGACTTTATTATCATAAGGTAATCGATCTAAAAAATCCTCAGGAAGGAATTAAGGAACTGAGGTATATTGATCCAATGAAGATGAAATTTATTCGTCAAGAAAAGAAAAAAGATAGAAATGTAATTGGACCAAATATTCCTGGACAAAGACAAGAAAGTGCCATTGCTCCAGAAATTGAAGAATATTTTGTATATACTTCTAAACCAAGTTATCCAACTAATAATTTAAGTGGTGGTGGAGGTTCAAAGGGAACTAAAATTGCAAAAGATGCAATTACATATTGCACTTCAGGATTAGTTGATAGAAATAAAGGATCTATTCTTTCATATCTCCATAAGGCAATTAAAGCACTCAATCAACTTCGTATGATTGAGGATTCACTGGTCATTTATCGTTTATCAAGAGCACCCGAACGTAGAATTTTCTATATTGATGTTGGCAATCTTCCAAAGGTAAAGGCAGAACAATATCTGCGTGATGTTATGATGCGTTATCGTAACAAACTTGTTTACGATGCAAATACTGGCGAAGTTCGTGATGATCGTAAGCATATGAGTATGCTTGAAGATTTCTGGCTTCCTAGAAGAGAAGGTGGTAGAGGAACTGAGATCTCTACACTTCCTGGCGGACAAAATCTTGGAGAACTTGCCGATATTGAGTATTTCCAAAAGAAACTTTATAGAGCACTTGGAGTTCCAGAATCAAGAATTGCTGCTGATGGAGGTTTCAATCTTGGTCGTTCCTCTGAAATTCTGAGAGATGAACTCAAGTTTTCTAAGTTTGTTGGACGTTTGAGAAAAAGATTTGCTCAAATGTTTAATGATATGCTGAAAACACAACTAATTCTCAAAAATATTGTATCAATAGAAGATTGGGATAAAATCAGTGATCATATTCAATATGATTTCTTATACGATAATCAATTTGCAGAACTAAAAGAAACTGAGATGCTTAATGAGCGTTTGGGAATTTTGGCAACTATTGAACCTTATATTGGTAAGTATTATTCTACAGAATGGGTTCGTAAAAAAGTTCTCCGCCAAACTGATTCTGAAATTGAAGAAATGGATGAGCAAATTGAACAAGAAATTGAAAATGGAATTATTCCAGATCCAAGTTCTATAGATCCTGTTACTGGAGAACCATTACCAGCAGAAGGTGAAGGTGGTGGAGAAATGCTTGGAGATGTTCCTATGGAACCAGAAATAAATGGTGGAATTACTGACGCAGATGGTAAGGCTGCCGAGATATAAATAGAAAATATAGTTATATTAATTTTTTTCATGGAAGAAATCGTAAATCTAATCGGTGCTGATGAATCAGCTTCCGAAATTAGTGACAAACTGAAAGATGTTCTGTATGGAAAGGCAGCAGAGAGAATTCAATCTCTTCGTCCAGCAGTCGGAGCATCTATGTTTGATGAAACCGAAGTAGAGGAAACAGAAGAATGATTCTAAATTTAAAAGGTCCTGCTGTTGAAATCACTGGTGCTGCAAGTTCCGTTCCATATAATAATGGTTCAGGATCTTCTTTAGTTTCTGTTGCCAATCTGGGAACAGAAGTGGCACACATCACTGAAACTGGAAGTGGTTTTGGAGTTTATATTGGTATTGGTGAAAGGGTATCGATTGCAAAATCGTATACAGAAACTTTGTTAGGAGTAAATAATGCATCAGGTGAGATTTGGGCGACACCCATAGGATACGAAAACTAATTCAATAAAAAAATGAAACTCATCACAGAAGAAATTTCAAACGTACAAATCATTACCGAAGGTAAGGGTGCCAATAAGAAGTTATACATTGAAGGTGTATTTCTTCAGGGTGATCTGAAAAACCGTAATGGTAGAGTTTATCCAATGACAACTCTTGAGAAAGAAGTTGCTCGTTATAACGAAAACTTTGTCGCAAAAGGTCGTGCTCTTGGAGAACTGGGACATCCTGATGGACCTACCGTAAATCTTGATCGTGTTTCTCACAAAATTACTTCTCTTGTTAGAGAAGGAACTAATTTTAGAGGTAAAGCACAAATCCTCAATACTCCAATGGGTAAAATTGCATCTTCTCTTCTTGATGAAGGTGTAATGCTTGGAGTTTCTTCTCGTGGTGTTGGATCTTTGAGAGAAGATCGTAGTGGTGCCAAAGTCGTTGGCGAAGATTTTCAGTTGGCAACTGCTGCTGATATTGTTGCAGATCCTTCCGCACCTGATGCTTTTGTTAATGGAATTATGGAAGGAAAGGAGTGGGTTTGGGAAGGTGGAATCCTTCGTGAACAACTCGCAGAAAAGACTCAGAAGAGAATTAACACTCTTGTTGATCAAAAAAGACTTGAAGAGCATAAGTTGAACTTATTCAACGAATTTCTGTCAAATCTTTAAATTATAAATAAATATAGATTAATACAAAAAATATTTAATCAAATGTCCGTTGGTAGCAATTTACAAGAAATGGAAAACGTAGTAACCAAAGGTGCTGCTGCAGCTGAACCAATGCCAAAGGCAGGAAGCAATGCTTCCGGTGTATCCACACCAGGCCAAACTGGCAATTGGGAAGATCTCGGTGGCCCAACTCCAGAAAACTATAAGGTCGATGACGACTCCGCAAAACTTAAGGAGCCTTCTTTAGCAACTGTCAAAGACATTGTTAACAGAGGTGCAAAACCTGCTGAACCAATGAAAAAGATGGCTGAAGAAGAAGCAGAAGTTGAGGGAGAAGTCGTTGCCGAAGAAGAAACTGCAGAAGAAACAGAAACTGAAGTAGTTGCTGAAGAAGAAACTGAAGTAGTCGCTGAAGAAGAGACTACTGAAGAGGAAGTTGTTTCTGAAGAAGAGGAACCTCAAGCAGAGTACAACATCGAAGAAGATGTTGAAGCACTTCTTGCTGGTGAAGAGCTTTCTGAGGAGTTCCAAGAGAAAGCACGTACCATCTTTGAAACTGCTATCAAGGCAAAAGTTGCCGAGGTTCAAGAAGAACTGAAAGCACAATATGAAGAAACTCTTGAAGAGGAAGTTTCTTCCATTAAGGAAGAACTGACCACTAGAGTTGATGCATATCTTGAGTATGTTGCTGAAGAGTGGGTTAATGAGAATCAACTCGCTATTGAGCAAGGTCTCAAAACTGAAATGACTGAATCATTCCTCACCGGAATGAAGAGTCTTTTTGAAGAACATTATGTAACTATCCCTGAAGAGAAGTATGATGTACTCCATAGTATGGTAGAAAAACTTGATGAGATGGAAGATAAACTCAACGAGCAAATTAAGTCTAATATTGCTTTAAATCAAAGATTAGCTGAGTCGGTTGCTGACGTAATCTTCTCCGAGGTTTGTGAAGGTCTCGCACTTTCACAAAAGGATAAACTCGCTTCTCTTGCCGAAAATGTTGAGTTTGATAGTGAAGAAACATATCGTGAGAAACTGGTAACTCTGCGTAAGTCATACTTCCCAGAGAATGCCGGAGCTCAAAGAGACGAGTCAGAAAGTCTTTCCGAAGACACTGATATGAATACTGAGTCTTCAGTATCACCTTTAATGGAATCATATCTGAACACACTGGGCAGAGTCTCAAAAAAGTGATTTCTGTATTATAAGTCAAACTAAAACTTTTAAGAGGTAAAATTCAAATGCAAGGTTTCAATGCTGAACACCTGCAGGAGAAGTGGGCACCTATTCTCGACCACGAAGGCGGTATTACCGACTCCCATCGTAGAATGGTCACCGCAGTTCTCCTGGAGAACCAAGAAAGAGCACTTCGTGAGGAGCGTGAGTTCCTTTATGAAGCAGCACCAAATATTAACACCCAGTCAACTCCTACCGTTGCAGGTTTCTCTGCTGGTGCAGGAAATCAGACTGCTGGTTTCGATCCCGTTCTGATCTCCCTGATCAGACGTTCAATGCCTAACCTGGTCGCTTATGACCTCGCAGGCGTTCAACCAATGAATGGTCCTACTGGACTTATCTTCGCAATGCGCTCCCGCTATGACGGTCAGAATGGTGCAGAAGCACTGTTCGATGAAGCAGATACCAACGTTGCAAACAGTGGCGCTGGAACTACCCAAGGATACACTCCAGGTAGCACCAACAGTGCTGGTTTTGACGGCACTGGTTCAACAGCAACTAACCCATCACTTCTCGGCAATGCTGGTGCATCCGGCACCGCATATGGTGTTGGTCGTGGTATGGACACCGCCTCATCTGAGGACCTCGGTGCTGGCGTTGCTTTCGGCACAATGGGCTTCTCAATCGAGAAGGTCGCTGTTACCGCCAAGTCACGCGCACTGAAGGCAGAATACAGCCTTGAGCTTGCTCAGGACCTGAAGGCAATTCACGGTCTGAATGCAGAAGCAGAACTCGCCAACATTCTCTCTACTGAGATTCTGGCAGAGATCAACCGTGAAGTCATCAGAACTATCTACAAGACTGCACGTCCTGGTGCTCAGGCAAATGTTGCTAACGCTGGTGCATTTGACCTCGACGTTGATTCCAACGGTCGCTGGAGTGTTGAGAAGTTCAAGGGTCTGCTGTTCCAAATCGAGCGCGAAGCAAACGCTATCGCCCAAGAAACTCGTAGAGGGAAGGGCAACATGATCCTCTGCTCTGCAGACGTTGCTTCCGCACTCACCATGGCAGGAGTTCTGGATTATACTCCTGCACTCAACGCTAACCTGAACGTTGACGACACCGGTAACACCTTCGCTGGTGTTCTTGCTGGTAAGTATCGCGTCTATATTGACCCATATTCTGCAAACGCAGTTCAAGGTTCTAACGGACTTCAGTACTTCGTTGCTGGTTATAAGGGTTCTTCACCTTATGACGCAGGTCTGTTCTATTGCCCATACGTTCCTCTTCAGATGGTTCGTGCCGTTGGCGAGAACACCTTCCAGCCTAAGATCGGATTCAAGACCCGTTATGGTCTTGCTGCTAACCCATTTGCTTCTGGTAAGTCTGCTGCTGCAGAAACCAACCCAGGTGCAATCGTAGCTAACGCAAACCGTTACTACAGACGTGTTAATGTTGCAAACCTCATGTGATCCTTTTTCACAAGGTTTTTTCAGAGGGGTCTTCGGACCCCTCTTTTTTTATCTAAATATAAATAAACGCTTTGAACCATGAAACCAACACCTAGAGAAACACAAGAAGCTCATGGGCATTATGAGAAGATTGTAGAGCATCTGATCGCTGAAGGATATGCTGAAGATAAGGAATCTGCAGATAAAATTATCAGCGGAATGAGCGAGCAATGGTTTAATATTATTATTGACTGATAATGGCAAATGCATTTGATAAGCAGATAGGAAATAGAAATTTACTATCTCCAATAGGATTTAAATTTTCTTTGGCAAAAGCACCTAAGGTAGATTTCTTTTCAAATTCTGCTAGAATTCCAGAAATTAGTTTAGGCACATCAAATCAACCTTCATATCTGAAGGATATTGATGTTCCTGGTGATAAATTATCATATGGAGATTTTTCATTAAGTTTTTTAGTTGATGAAAATCTAGAGAATTATATGATAATTCATAATTGGTTAAGAGGTCTTGGTTCGCCAGAATCTTTAAAAGAATTTGATGATCTTCTTAAAGAGAATGATGGAATTGAAGAATATCAAAAACAATTTAGTGATGGCAGTCTCCATATATTAAATAGCAATTTCAGAGATGTTGCTATCGTAAAATTTAAAGACCTTTTTCCAATTTATTTGACTTCATTAGAATTCCAAGCATCAGAAACTGATACTCAATACTTTACAGCAGAGGTTACTTTCAAGTATACTATCTATGATGTATTATCATCTGACGGAAGAACTCGCTTATGATGGATCTTGACAAAATTCAGGAGATGTGGGCAAAAGATTCCCAAATCGATCCTGATAACTTACATGATGAATCCTTAAAAATTCCACAATTGCATTCAAAGTATTATACACTCTATAATACAATTTCTCTATTAAGAGAAAAAGCAAGAGAATCTTACAATAAAGTAAAACTGGAAAGATACAATTATTATAGTGGAAAAGCATCTGCAGAAGTATACGCTGAAAATCCCTTTCCATATAAAGTCCGAGAAAAGGATGCGCTGCAAAGATATATTGAAGCAGATGAAAAATTAAGTGCTATTGACATGAAAATTCGGTATTATGATGTAATGCTGAAATTTCTTGAAGAAGTTATTAAAAATATTTCTAATAGAACTTTCCAAATTAAAAATGCCATTGAATGGCACCGTTTCCAAGCAGGATTTAACTAATGGACGACGATTATCTTTACGAAAAAGACTTTGATGAAAATGTCCCATATATCTCGATGGATTTGGGAATAGAAGATGTTAGGCAGATTTATGAATCAGTAAGTCTTCATTTAGATAATTGGGTATCATGTCCAGAAAAGAAAGAAAGATTGGAAGAAATGAAGGATTTTTTAAATAGATTACTATTAGAATATACTTTCAAAATAGAAAAATGAACGAAGACGTTTATTATTCAATAGAATTAAATTATAGAGGAATAAAAATAATACATGAGGGTTTACGTCAGGCAGTTGAGAAATGGCCTGGTGGTCACCCCGATGAACAACAAAATTTAATTGCGATGAGAGATAATTTTTATAAACTTCTTTTAGAGTATCAGTTTGAACATATGAACTAAATACTCATAGGTGATTCCTATGAGTTATGTCTCATTTGATTATTTCAAAAAAGAACGAAGTGTATCTTCAGGTAAAGGCAGATCCACATGTCTACTATGAATTAGCAGACCAATTTACCTTTGAAGTGCCGGGTGCAAAATTTATGCCTCAGTATCGCAACAAATACTGGGACGGAAAAATTAGGTTATTCAATACTCAGACTGGTGAGATATATGTTGGGTTATTAGATAAGGTTACACAATTTTGCGATAACCATGGATATACATATGAATTTGTAAATAATAAATTCTATGGTCTTCCTTTTGAGACTAATGATATGATCTCAAAGGAAGGTGTAAAAGATTATATGACTGCTATATCTAAGTATTCCCCACGCGATTACCAAGTAGAGGGAGTACACGACGCCCTAAAACATAATAGAAGGTTGTTGATATCCCCAACTGCCTCTGGAAAGTCTCTGATGATATACTCTGTTGTGAGATATCACGTTGAGAAGCAACGAAATATTCTGATAGTCGTTCCGACGACTTCGCTAGTAGAACAGATGTATAAAGATTTTGAAGACTATGGTTGGGACGTAGGTTCATTTTGCCACAAGATTTATGCGGGACGGGAAAGAGAAACCGATTCTCAGGTGATTATAACCACCTGGCAGTCCATCTACAAACTCCCCCGCAAATACTTTTCAAGATTTAATGTGGTCGTTGGAGATGAAGCACACCAATTTAAATCGAAGTCCTTAATATCTATAATGACAAAACTTGCTGATGCAAAGTATCGTT